ACTAGTCAAAAAACAATTTATAATTATTCACATTAGATACGGGGATGATTTTTTAATTAAACAAAAAAATCAAATAAAAAAAAATCATTTAGCAATGATACAAAATATACTAGATAAATTAGATTTAAATCAAAAATATTTACTTATTTCAGACAACGTAATCATAAAAAATATTCTTTCATTAAAATATCCATTCATTAAAACACATTTTAATAAAATATCCCATACTGGCGAAGGATTAAAACTAGAAACTAACGAATTACAAAATACTATGATTGATTTTTATATGTTTTCTCATGCGTCCTATGTTATTGCCTTTTCAATTTATCAACACGGAACTGGATTTAGTAAATGGTCTACGGAAACTTATTCAGTGCCATATATTTGCCAATTTCTCCCATAAGAAATTTCTAAAAATTTTTAAGAAATTTCTTATTATTTTGTATTATTTATATTTTATATTAATTTAATTTATTTTATTTCATTTTATTTCATTTTAGCTTTCAATTCATCAAGCTCTTTCTTTAAATCTTGAATTGCCTTCACTAAAACAGGTAATAATTTTCCATAAGAGGCCTCCAATTTTTCTGGATTTGATTCATAGACCAATCCAGGAATACTAATGCCAGTGTCTATTTGAACTTGTTTTAAGTCTTGGGCTATAAATCCTGTATCAGGAATATCTACTTTACCACCATCCCTCATATTCCAAGTAAATGAAACTGGTTTCAGCTGTTCAACAAAATCTAGACCAGCATCAAGTTCTACAATATCTTTTTTGTCTCTGGCGTCACTTAAGGATGTAATACTGGTTACTTGACATCTAAGAGTAGCTATGGATGAATTTCCCAATGTGATTTCATTAGATACGGCATTTGTGGATGCTTGAGCATTGTTTCCAATTATAGTGTTATTTGAACCAGTTATCAAGACAGAACCAGCACTATATCCTAATGCAGTATTATTTGCTGCGGTAGTATTAACTAAGGCTTGATATCCATTCGCAGTATTATTTGCTCCAGTTACATTCCAATATAACGATTGATGTCCAATTGCTGTATTATTTAGCCCACTCTTATTCTCATGTAACCCATCCTTACCTATAGCAACATTACATGATGCGTCCAGATTATTATACAAGGCACCGTATCCAAGTGCCACATTATTTGCTCCAGTTGTATTTTGATTTAACGCTTCTTTTCCAACCGCAGTATTATTTGCTCCAGTATTATTAAATAACGCCTCATTACCTATAGCAACAATATTACTAGAAGTTTGATTATTTTGTAACGCATTATGACCTAAGGCGGTATTACTTGCTCCAGTTGTATTTCTAAGTGACGCATTATGACCTATAGCTGTATTATTTGCTCCAGTTGTATTATAATATAACGCTTGTCTACCTACCGCAGTATTTTCGGAAGCAGTAGTATTACTAATTAATGCGTTGACACCAACAGCTGTATTAAAAGTTCCTGTTGTATTAAGTGTTAACGCTTGATATCCTATAGCAGTATTACCTGACGCATCCACATTACTAAATAGCGCACTTGTTCCTACAGCTGTATTACTTGTTCCTGTTGTATTAGCAATTAATGCGCTTGTTCCTACAGCAGTATTATTACTAGCAGTATTCAATTTTAACGCTTGATATCCTAAAGCAGTATTATTTGCTCCAGTTGAATTAGTATATAACGATTGATATCCTATAGCTGTATTACTTCCTCCAGTTGTATTAGTATTTAACGCTTCTCTTCCTACCGCCGTATTACTTCCTCCAGTTGTATTAGCTAGCAAAGACCTCATACCTAAAGCTGTATTGCCACCTCCCGAATTATTAACTTTTAATGATTCAAAGCCCACAGCAGTATTGCCACTATTAGTATTATCTCTCAACGCATCTTTTCCTACAGCAGTATTATTTCCTCCAGTTGTATTAGCAGTTAATGAGCCGACACCTACAGCAGTATTATTTGTTCCAGTTGAATTAGTGTATAATGCATCTTTTCCTACCGCAGTATTATTAGCAGCAGTATTATTAAATAATGCTCTACCGCCTATAGCAGTATTATCACTAGAAGTTAAATTAGTTTTTAAAGCACTTGTACCTACCGCAACATTCCAGCTGCCAGTTGTATTAGCGTTTAACGCATCATCTCCCAAAGCTGAATTGTAACTTCCATTATTACCTAATAATGAATTCCAACCAACCGCAGTATTTTGTTCACCAGTTGTATTTGCATATAATGATTTATATCCAACCGCAGTATTACTTCCTCCAGTTGAATTAGTATATAAAGCATTTGAACCTACAGCAGTATTTTCAGCCGCAGTATTTAAATATAACGCATTTGTTCCTAGAGCAACATTGTTACTAGAAGTTAAATTAGTGTATAACGAATGATATCCAAGTGCCACATTATCTGCTCCAGTTGAATTAGCTTGTAAAGATTCAAGACCAAGTGATGTATTTCTTGAACCAGTTGTATTAGCACGTAATGATTCAGTTCCTACCGCAGTATTTTTTTCACCAGTTGTATTAGTAAATAATGAACCTGAACCTATCGCAACATTATATGCTCCAGTTATATTTTTATTTAATGCGGCATCCCCTATCGCAACAAGATAACTACCAGTTGTATTAAATGCTAATGAAAATGCTCCTACCGCAACATTAGCTGTTCCAGTTGTATTTGCTAGTAATGTTTGTGTTCCTACCGCAGTATTATTATCTCCAGTACTAACTTTCAAGGATTCCGCTCCTACCGCAGTACTATTAGAATTAGTTATATTTGTTGCTAATGCGTATGAACCTAGTGCGGTATTTCTGATTCCAGTTGTATTTTTCTGTAATGACAAAAATCCCACCGCAGTATTATCATTAGCGGCTACATTTTCTTGTAAGGCATCTACTCCTAGACTTGTATTTCTGGTTCCAGTTGTATTTTTCTGTAATGAATTTACTCCTACAGCAGTATTTTCGCCAACTGTATTAGCAGCTAATGCCCTATACCCAACCGCAGTACTATAACTGCCAGTTGTATTTGATTTTAATGCTTCTGATCCTATAGCAACAATTTGTGTTCCAGTATTAGCAGCTAATGCTCCATTACCAACCACTGTATTAGATGAGACTGAACCAGCTCCTAAACCAACTTTTACACCATGTATTAGTGCATCTTTTGTTCCCGTATCTATTGAATAAGCTGTATTTGGAGTCAAAGTATTAATACCGACAAAAGTTAAAAATGGATTTGATGTTCCACTCAATTGAGTATCTACATTTAACGTACTACCACTCAAACCTAATCCATTTCCTAAAGAAAAACTTGTCTGATAAAATATTGCGTATTGTAACGGGTCTACTCCTGCTATAGCAAGATAATTAATTTGCGCTATTGCTTTAAATCCATTAACTGTTCCATTTTCAATAAAAGATAGTTGACCAGTTACATCTTGACCATCACAATCAGATGCTCTTGTCCAAGGACCAGCAGCAACTACATATATACCATTGTCTATATCTGAGGTATTTTCAGTTGATACTGCCCCTTGATTTTTCACTAAAACTCTATCGTTAGCTACAGCAGGATAACCATCGATTGTTTGAGGACCAGATAAAGTTATATCTACAGTTGTTGCGCATTGACATGAAAGAGTTGGTTTAATACCGGCAGCAATTTGGTCAACATATGACTTTGGAACAATACTGTTGTCATTATAAGTCAACGCTATGTCCGGATTTGTTAAAAAAGCAGAGCCAGGAATTATAACTTGTTCAGTATCAGTTCCCATCATTATTTGATTGTCAGCAGTAATTGTTGCTTCATAACCAATGGCAGTTGATTGATTGAATGTGGATGTAGTATCCGTTTTGGCACCTAAAAAAGTATTTCTTGCGCCTGAAATATTATTATAACCGGCTTCTAACCCGATGGCGGTATTATTTGCTCCGCTTTCATTAGTATATAATGCCTGAGTTCCAACTGCTACATTAGATGATGCATCCAGATTATTAAACAACGCATTATATCCAAGAGCAGTATTATTTATTCCACTTGTATTAGAAAACAACGAATAATTTCCAACTGCTATATTGCTGGCTCCAGTTGTATTTTTTTGCATCGAGCCTCCTCCTACCGCAGTATTATCTGTTCCAGTTGTATTCTCAAGTAACACAGCACTTCCTAAAGCGGTATTATAACTTCCCGTTGTGTTTAGTGAAAGTGTATTTACACCTACACTAGTATTGCTAATTCCAGTTGTAGTAGAAGTTCCTGAATATGCGCCAACAGCCGTATTCCACTTTGTGGTGTTTGTTTGTAAAGCAGCAAATCCAAAGGCTGAATTTTGACCATTAACAGTTGTATTGTTTTGTAGCGCATTGCTGCCATATTTTGTATTTTGTGTTGACATTATAATATTATACAATATAATTTTTTATGTATTTTTTAATATAATATATAAAATAATTGTATTTTACACCTTTTCTTTTTTTAAAAAGTATAATTAATAAACACCTCCTAAATGAATTCTAGCGCTTGTTGTTGCTTTTGGTTTATAACCAATATGTCTTGCGTATTCAGCAGAAAATTTATTTGGCAGACGATTTTGTTGTTGTTGTGGTGATTGAACTATCGATTGATTGTATATATCAGTTCTTACTTCATTAATTTTGTCTTTTTGAAGTTGATTAAGTAATTCCTGAGGAACTTGTTTTCCCTGAGCTAAAATTGCTTTTGCCATGTTTTCTCTTCTCTCAGTTGTTGTTGGATAATATGGAATGTTTGTCCAATCATTCGTATTAGGAATATTTTGTTTAGCTTCCTTCATCTTATCTGGATTAATTATTTTTCTTTTTGGTTCTCTTAAATCATAATTATAAAATTGGTCATTTTCAAATCTAATATGGGTTAAAAATGTTTGAATATTAACTACAAAAATACGCAGATTATCTACTATAAAAATATTATCATTTGGATTATCAGATTTTAAACTTATATTATATTTTAACGCAGTGATTGTTTTTAATCCATCAACCCCATTATCCTTATCCATTCTCCAGGGGTCTTTCTTACTTATAATTCGAGAGATACCATCAAATAATTGTAAAATTTGAGGACTTCCAATCTCATAAAAAGTTGAACGGTCAATTTTTAATTTGTAAGCATCACATCTTTTTTGTAAAGCATTATCCTCCATGCCCCACCCCCAATAACAAGGAAATCCATTGGTTTTTTCAAAGTCAGACCCTTTCATAACTATAATCCCTCCTAGCGCATATTTAAATCCATAATAGTGTTTAACAACACCTTCAGTTGTTTCATAATCAAAAATCTTATAAAACGGTATTGTGTCTACATCATTAAAAATAAAAGTAATATTTTTATAATCATCCGGATATTTTTCTTTTATTGCTAAAAAGCCAATATTTTTTGCCGCTCCTCTATTAAAAGTTCTTGCATCGCATTGATGAGAAAAATAAATCTCATAGTCATCACAATCTTCTAGAATAAAACTCATATGTTTACTAAAAAAAAATTTATGCTGAATACGATTCCTATATGGAACAATAAAAACACGCTTTGGTATTACTTGTTTTTCAGACATAATAATAAAATGATTTATTATTATATTTTGTATTTAACTTAAACAATGTTTTAATATTTAATATTTAATATTTAATAATTTATGCGTTAATATATTTCTTAATAATCACAGCAGGAACTAATTCATCTTGAATTTTCTCCAATTTTTTAAAGCATTTATTGATTGTAACTTCACTAATTTCACTAACAATTTTAACATCTTTTTTACTAACATTTAATTTACATATTTGTGAAATAAAATACACAACTCCGGCCGCAATTGAATGAGGAGTATTTTCTGGCATAATATTTGCCTTTTCAATTTTCATTGAAATAAACTGGCATAATTTAGTAAGCTCTTGATTAATATTCAACTTACTACAAAATCTTTGAATAAAATCTTCTGGTTTTGTCTTACCAAAATTGGTTTTATCTTTGTTTACCATATCCTTTTCTAAATTATTAATTATTGCTAGTGCGTTTTTACAGCCTTTTGTAGCACTTGTAACATCGAGATTAAATATATTAGCGATTTCCTTTGCGGTTCGTGGGAAATTATTAATCCTACAAGAAATATAAATTGACGCAGCTATAATTCCATCTCTATTATCACCTCTAAATGTCAACTCGTATTCAGATATTTTTTTGTGATACCTTGTAGCATCATCAATAATCATTTTTGGAATACCAGCATTTTGTGCCATAGTTGTAATAATTTGAAATTCATCATATTGAGATTTTTCTTTGTAGGGCATTGATTGCCATTCCGTATATCGTCTTATTTTTCTCATTTCATATGACATTGAACCTATACATAAAACTTTACAACCATATGATGATTCTTCTAAAAGAGGATTTATAGGCATTCCACATCTTGTAGGGTCAGAGTTTTGATTATCATCCGCTCCATAGTATCTCCATTCTGCTGATTGGTCTACAATATCCTTGTAAACAATTCCACACTTTTCATTTCTACAAGTTAAAAATCCTTCGTCTGAAAATGCTAAAGTAGTCTCACATCTTTCACAAAATTCTCTATTTCCTGAAGTCCTGTATATACATTCTAATGGGTCAACTTTTTTTTTATTACTATCAACTTCATTACTAAAAATATTCCATAGTTCTGTTTTATTAATACTTGATTTTTTTTTAATACTTCTGATATTATTGGTCATTGTTATTTTCTTTCATATAGAAAATAAAAAATTGATTCAATTTTATTTAAAATTATTTTAATATTTAATTATTTTAATATTTATTATTTAATTATTTTATCAATATTTTTTTAAAAAGATATACTATATGGGAAATTCATCATCAACAGCAAATAAAAAGCAATTTTCAAATTTTTATGAAATAATTGATTATATAGCAACTTATTATATTCTAACTATGGATTTCAAAAGCTTAAGCAAGCTTTCAGATAAAGATTACTGTGATAATTTAGTAGTATTAACATCTGATATAATACAAAAATATTTTAATGACCTTGAGGTAACATATTTAGAACAAAGAGTTAAAGGTGGAATTGATGTAAATGAACTAAAAAAAGATAATATTATGTTTTTAAATAAAGAGCAATTAGAAAATTTAGATATTCAAAATGATGCTCAAAAAAGTATAAAAAAGAAACGGGTATGTATAGGAATTGCTAAATTTTATGTTAAAATAGCACATCTTTTTGCTGCTATTGTTATGACTATTAATCCAACATACATATACAAAGATGAAACCGGAACTATTGTTAAAACAAAATTATTAGAAAAAGATAAAATTCCTAAAAATACCAAAAGAAAACTATATAAATTAAATATTTGTGATAATAGAATTAAATCACTTAAAAAAGGAGAAAATTTTAAAGATTCAAATTCTGAAAAAGCACAAATTCAGCCTAAAATGTGTAGCATGAATTTTAAAAAGGACGGTTCAGTTAAAAGTTTAGCAGATGAACCTGGAATTACTGAGTTAATGCAATTATATTTAGATGATAAGTATGATTATTCAAACGGCACATTTACGGGAATGTCAGATGAAACTGAAAAACAATTTAATAAAGATTTAAAAACATTTTACACCGCATTTACAGGTATTGAAACGATGCCTCCCGAAATTAAGAAATTTAGTGATATTAAATTAAAAGATTATCAAACAACAAAAATAGGTTGTCAAGGAGAAAACCCTTTATATAAACAAGCATATAGTATATCTAAAAATGATAAATTATTTGCTAATTATGCCTCAAACATAAAACAAATGATTGAAACAGCTGCTTCAAAGCAAAGTGAATTACTATCCGTTATAAATAGTTTGTTTATTTTTGTTCCTGACCCTTACACTAAAAAAAATAAAATTAGAATTAATCCAAAATTAACAGATGAATTATTACAAAATAATATTATAAAGGCTAGAAAAATAATTGTTGAATTATATGTTAAATGTGAAACTGATTATGTTGAAGGATTAAAAATATACGAAGCAATTGTTGAAAAAAAAATACTAGAGACAACACAAAATCAAATTAAAACATTACAAAAAGAATCAGATACAATTGTATCTGAAACTAATAATTATATAAAGCCAGTTGTTGCTCCTCCTGTTTTTGTGCCTACATTTACAACTGAACCAAATACTATTTCATTAGTAAATGGAACAAGTTATAATACTAATAATTTAAATCAAAAACAAGTAATTTAAATATAATTTATTTAAAATATATAATTTATTTAAAATATATAATTTATTTAAAATATATAATTTATTTAAAATATATAATTTTTTTTAAATAAATTTAATGACCTGGACCAATAGAACCAAATAATTTACGTGCGTTTTTAGCTGCTTGAAGTCTTAGGGCCATTCTTGCCTTACTTAGTGAACCTGTTCTTTTTAAAGTTTCTTGTGCCGCATCCACCGCAGTCATCCAAGATTTACTTTTTGCGCGTTTATTTTTTCTGGACTTGCTTTTTTTTGATAGCCTATTACGTTTTGTTTTCATTTATATAATATAATATTATAATATATAAATTTATTATTTATTATTTATTATTTAACTGCGTCCAGCAGAACGTTGGGCAGAGGCAGCACGGGAGGCAGCAGCAGAGGCGGAACGGGCAGCTGCGGCAGCACGAGAAGCAGCGGCAGCAGCCGAACGACCGGCAGAAGCCGAGCGACCAGCAGAGCGACCACGGGAAGCAGAAGCAGCACGGGAGGCAGCGGCAGAGGCAGCACGAGCGGCAGAAGCAGCACGAGAGGCAGCGGCAGAAGCTCCGCGGGCAGCAGAACGAGCAGCTCCACGAGAAGCGGAACGAGCAGCGGAACGAGACATACCACGAGAAGCGGAACGGCTACGAGACATTCTTCGAGATCTAGTTCTTGACATTTATATATATAGTTTATAAAAAAAATGTCCTAAAATTAAAAATTAAAATAATTTTAAATAAATTAATCATCCCAAACTCTATTTGTTGAATGCCACCACATTTTATCTCCTTTTTTAACTTTATATATTTCCCTAAATACAGGAATTCTTGATAATGGAACATTAGTTCTATATTTGTCTAAAGGATGTGGATTAGTTTTTAATTGTGCTTCAATTGCTTTTTTTGATATTTTTTGTCTTTGTTGATAAGCAAAATAAACGAAGAAAGCTTCAAATGATAATGCCTTAATAGGTAATATATCTTCATTTTTAAGCTGAAAGTCTCTTAAATATTCTCTACAAATTGCTAAACCAGAAATATCTGCTATATCTTCTCCAATACTTGGCGCCGCATCAAATTTAATTCCATCATACGAAGCAAAAACTTCATATTGCTTAATTACATCTTTTTGAATTTTTTCAAATTTTTTCTTATCTTTATCTGTCCACCAATCATTTAATTTTCCTGTTTCATCGTATTTACTACCCCAATCATCTAAAGCATGAGACATCTCGTGTCCTAAAGTAAATCCAATATGCGCTAAATTATGTTCTATTCCTCTTTCTTCTAAATCGACAAATGGTTTTTGAATATATCCTAAAGGAATATAAATGCCATTTTTAGATGGTGTATATGAGGCGTTTACCACGTATGCTTGTGTTCCAATAAATTTTGGTGGAACTTGAGCCCAATCAATAACTGGTATATCAATTACCTTTTTACCTTCTAAATTAATTGCTTTGTCATGTCTCCATTTTGTAAGTTTCGTTATATTTTCCCACGCATCATCACTAGAATAATTTAAAAGTGGGTCTTCTCTTAAAAGTTTAGGAGAACCAACTTCTAAATTAAAATTATATAATTTTTTTAAAGCTTTTTCTTTTGTTTGTGACTGTAGCCATTTATTGCGTTTAATTATTCTAATAAAAACTGTTTTTAAGTCTTCAGCCATTGTTTTAACATAATTAATACGTTGGTCATTTTGATATTTATCAATGTATTCATTTGTTAAAAAAGTGTTGAACGCAAAACCAAGACTAAAAACTGGAGCTAATTCTTTTTGCACTATTGCTTCTTGTCCTTTAACAAAATTTCCATGAAAATCAAACATTAAATCTCTACCTTTTTGATTCCATCTATTTAGTTGTCTAATAAAAATATATATCCAATATGTTCTCCATCTTTCACTATTCCATTCTTTTAATAGTAATTCTGTTCCACACTTCAAATAATTCAAGTTTGCAGTAATAAAAAATTCTGGTGTATAACTAAATCCCATTGATTTTGAAAATTTTGCCCAATCAAACCCATATTTTTGTAATGCTTCTTTTGTAGTAATTTTATTATAAGTGCTATCTGCTTTTTTACCTTTTATATATTCACAACTCATTGCTGTTAAAATTTCTATTTCTACTATAAATATATCCTCAACATTAAAGTTATGATTTTTACCAAAGGAATTTTCAAACAATTTATAAACATATTCAAAAAATGCTTTTTTATATTTATTTTTGTAATTTACATCAGTTCCATCATCAAAATAAATATTTATATCAATTAATGACAACTGTGGTTGGTCTACATAACATCTAAATACAGAAGGGTTTTTGTCATCTGGATTTAATGACCATGAAAATGGTGAACCATATGATACTGTTTCATTATGATTTGTAAACCCTAATAACTGCCATAAATCACCATTTTCTCGAATATTATCTATTGATTCTAAAATTTCTTTAGAATAATTTTTTAATTGCTCATCTGTGTTAAGATTTAGTTGTGATTTATAAAAATTACTTATTTCTTTTGATAATTTATTATTATTATTTTTTATATAATCATTTACAATTTCAAGTAATTCTCTGTAAACCTTATCTTGAACTAATCTAAAAGAATCAACTTGAATTATATATTTTTGGTCTTCTTCTAGTTCTTTTTCATTTAACCATCTCTCATTAATGTATGAATAAAAATCATTTTGGGGATTAATTTTTGATGGACTAACCGCTTTTTTTAAATCCTTAATATCAGTTTTTTCTAAATTAAATTTTTCTGAAGAAAAAATATCACCGTATACTTTTTCTAATTTATCTTCAAATGTATTATATGAATTAAAAAATGTTTTACACTTGTTTTGTTCACGTTCTTTTTTTGTTTTGTTACTTTTATGTTTTATTTTTCTAGATTTTGATTTATTTTTTTTTGTTAAAGACATATATAAATAATATAATATTTAAATATTCTTATCTATTGTTACTTCCTTAGCTATTTTCTTTACTATTTTGTCTGCTTTTTCGGCATCATTGTCACCAGAACCTCCCATTGCTTCAATAATAATATGATTATACTGGTCGCTCTTTTTAGAATCACTATAAATACAGTCTGGATATTTTGCCTTCCATTCAGGAATAGCACAAATGTTTTTATGAGAAATATATTTAATTGCTTTTTTGATTTTCTTGTTTTCAGGGTCTTCTTTTTCCCAAACGTTTGCATCCTTAACATACAATGATTCCCTTTTTGGGTCGCTACAGTGAACAGGTCTCATATTTTCATCTAATGCTTTTAAATTCTTAATTATAAATTTAGAAATTCCATTAACAAATCCTAATTCCCCAATACTTTCTATGTCTGATAGTTGAATTTTGAGAGAATCAACAAAGTCCATTATATTCATGGCATCCTTACAAGTTTCATTTAAAAAGAATTGAAGATTAAATGTTTTATTGTGTGAATTATTTGTTAAATTATTAATATTTGTTGTGCTATTTTTCGACATTTCAATAATTATTTTATTTTGTTCAAGTAATAAATCTTTAAATTCTTGATTTTGTTGTATGATATTCAGTATTAAATCAGAAGATATATTATTATTTTCATCTTCTGTTACAGATTCTATTATATTTTCTTTTTTCTGAAAACATTTTTTTTTGTGTCTCCATAATCCAGCTCTATCATTATATTCTTTTTCACAATTTTCACATTTATGGGTTATGCTTAAAAGTTGCTTATTTTTGTTGTTGTTTGTTGTTTTTATGTGTTTTGTGCTTAATAAATGATTATTTAAATTGCTCTTTCTATCCGTATTATAGTAACAAATTTCGCAACAATATTTTTTGCTTATTTTTTGCTTAATTTCGTTGTCAAAAGTTGTCATTTTTTTATGAAGACTACAATTTATATGATTTTCATAAACTTTTTTTGTAATACAATTTATATTACACGTAGAACAAAAAAACTTATTCTTATCAGTATATGGAGGGCAACTATTTAATGATGAATTTAACTCATCATAATGATATTGTTCTTTAATTCGTGCTTCAGTTTTATCTTTACAATTATACTTTGCTATTTCGACCATATTCCAATTATCCCAACCGCCGTTCTCTCGTATGATGTTATATATTTTTAATTTATTATTTAAATTAGAGCAAGCTACTTTATGGAGATATTTTCGCTTAATAAAATTAGTCGTATGACCTACATACACATCATTTATGCTTTTATCATTACAATAAATTTTGTAAATAATTGTATTAGAATAATCTATGTTTTCTTTTGGCATTTTATAATATAATTTGAGATTTATTTAAATAATTTATCCTAAATAATCTCAAAAATAAAAATAACAAAATTTTATAAATATCAGTAAAAAAATTATGCTAACAATTTTGAAAAAATATAAATTGTTGTGAGACCTTAAAAATATTTTATGCAGTCAAATTACATTTTTTCCAAAAGTCTTAAGGACCTTTTCAAAAATGGACATTTATAAATGTCCATTTTCACTTTTTATCCTGGACTTTTCTGACAGTTTTTTACATAAATTGAGAAACTTAGAATATATATTTTCAAAGTAACTTAAAGAAATCTATTATTTGTCAATTGTTACTTCCTTAGCTATTTTCTTTACTATTTTATCTGCTTTTTCGGCATCGTTATCTCCTGAACCTCCCATTGCTTCAATAATAATATGATTATACTGATCACTCTT